CGAGACCGAAGTCTCGAGGAAACCGGCGCTCCTAACGGAGAGCGCCGAAACCTTTCGAAGATTTACATCTTCAGTTTGGTTCCCAAAGGCTGTTAGCCTTCGGATGACTAGTCTGATAAGATCGCTTTCGCGGAATCCTTATGCAGTAGTAGTCCAAGGTGACCTTCGGCCATCCCACTCTTTCTCAAGGTTCATGTCGCAATACATGGACCCCAAGAAGGGGGAGCCTCAGTGACTCTTGACCTGCCGTCCCTCATAAGAGGAACAGCGGAGATAGATTCGCGCAAAACAAATCTAAAACAAATATGAAACAAGAAATAAAAAAAGATAATAAAAATCTTCTTTGATTCTCGATCACATCTGCTTTTAAAGATTATGTTGTGCACGAGCCTATGGTCTCGCTGGGTAATTCTTTTGAGTTACCTAGACTGGTTCGTCAGCTCGGGTGAAGAGTAATCTACGCCTGTACTGATGGACCAGTAAGTCTCTCTCGAGAGCTCCGGATCCTAAACGGTTTTGTACGATACATACTTCGAATGCGAAAGCATCACGGAGATATGTTCGTAGTAAAATATTTAAAATCCTGCCACCTAGCGGTGCAGAAAAGTATAGGGTTAGATTTAGTTAAAGGTCCAAGAGACCTAGAGCCAGATCTACCGTTACCTCGTTATAGCTCATCTCGACTACCACGGTTTATACCGTTAAGTGATCGTAGAGCTATTAAGGCAGGGAACTCTTTCAGAATTCGGTATTGACTAACATTGTTTGGTCTATATCGGATCTTGAGAGTCCCTGGAGTGTTTAAATTAAACACTATAACGGACCCATATTCAGGTAAAGATATTGTTTTAAAGCGAGTGTGTGAAGATCTTAGGTGATTTACCCTGAGAAATTCCCACCGTTTCAATAAAACAATACTCGAACGTGAATATGGAGTACTACCTATTGAGAAGGCTTCTCCTAGTTTCCAATCATCCTGAAAGGGTGCTGTTTCCGATCCAAAGAGATTAAAATCTCTAGGGTTGGATTCAGCAATTGAGACATTTCTAAGGTCAATCGGGCAATCTAAGCTATTATTAGCTTTTGATCGCCTGAAAAACCTTAAATATGCCCCTCACCGTGAAGTGTCGAAAGACGTTCATGGCCTTATGGGACAATTGGCAATCAAGGAGGAAGCAGCTGGAAAAATTAGAGTTTTCGCATTAGTGGACGTTTGGACACAATCGTGTCTTAAACCTCTCCACGAGATGCTATTCTCTTTTTTAAAATCGTTACCGAATGACGGTACCTTTGACCAATCAGCATCCGTAAAACGGGCTGCTGAGAAAGCCAAAAAGGCAAACTGTTCTTTCGGTTACGACCTTTCAGCTGCAACCGATCGGTTACCTATAGCTCTTCAAGTCGGAATCCTTTCCGCCCTTATTGGGGACGAAGGTGCTTCCGCTTGAAGGTCCTTATTAGTAGATCGGGAGTATCGCTTTGCAAAAAGTGCGACACTTCCTGATGATACTTTTAAGTATGCCGTAGGACAACCAATGGGAGCTCTCTCGAGTTGGGCTATGCTTGCTGTAACCCATCACTTCATCGTTCAATTAGCCTGACAACTAGAAAAGTCTAGAGTTCAAGACCCACATACTTCCAAAACAGAATTCGGACGTAGGTGGATCAAGAATCCTCTGACTGACTGGTTTGAAGGTTATGAACTTTTAGGTGATGACATCGTTATTTTCCAACCAGGTGTCGCAAGATTCTATCTTATGATTATGTCAGACCTCGGGGTAGGGATTAACCTATCCAAGAGTGTCGTGGCAAGAATCAATAGTTTCGAATTTGCGAAAACCTCGTACTACAAGGGGACCAACGTCTCCGGTGTATCTTGAAAGATGTTCATATCTCAGAATAACAATATGGGTAGAGTAAATATACTCTATCAATTGCTTCAGAAATATGATTTAAAACATCCTATGAGATACATCAAGAGGGTCTTACAGAAAAACATTATAGAACAAGGAGCCATCAAATTTAATTTGTTAGCTCTTTTATCTATGTTTTGTTCTTCTAAAAGACTTTCTTTTGAAGACTTGTTGAAAACAATGATGGAACCTATGGACAAACCAAGAAGGAATATCTTGAGGGATGCACAACTCTTTATAAATGAGGGTTATGCTTCTCTCTTGATATGTGCTTTATTGAAAGGTTCACCTCTTCCTCTTAGATCCGATCGATTTATCGCTCGAGTCTTTGAGTCTGATGTGGACTGATTCAATATAAGCCTTCTAAACCGTATCACTAAAATTAAAGCAAAATTAGGTGATTCGGAAAGAATGGTCAAACGGTTCGTTGGCTTGATGGTGGAAGATATGGTTCCAGGGTTCATCCCTGAAGGGCATAAAGAAATCTTCTTCGAAGACATTCTTACTCTCGATGATTTCGATGAGAAAGAAGTAACTTCAGAGATGAGAGATTTATACTACTTCATTTGGGATTGAGTCGTGAATCTTTTCGGAGATCTGCGATTCTACGACACTGGATCCATAGACAAAACCGTATCAACTCTTCAAGATTTGATATTAGTTAACGAGAAATTTGATCGTCTAGTAGAGATACTAGACCTCATAGCTCGTGCCAGTAACAAATTAGAAGGGTTGACCGTATCACGAATCACAAAGGATTCTCCTCTTAAAACACTACGTTTCCTAAAGGACGTAGACAAACTCAGAAATGAGATTGTTAAAAAAGAAAAATCTAAGTGATGAGTGGATAGATCCGAAGAACGTTTTGTTGAGGAGACAACGTCTCAGCTAAACCTCGAAAGAGATCTTCGCATACGTTATCTTTAAGATAGCCGATGTGAGTATCCACTATGATAGCCAC